AAGCCCGGCCAAGGCACCGGCCCCCGCACCTTCAATGGTGCGGCGGTCGATGTCCGAGGGGCTTCAGTTTTTTTGGGGGGAACGGAGAAGCAGACACGGGGGCTCGTCGAACGTCGCCTGATCCCATTCAAGAGGCTGGGCGGGCGGATCATTTTCCTCCGGGCTGAATTGGAAGCATGGCTATCAAACCTCGACGGCTGCACACTCGCCGAAGCAAAAACAAACTTGGAGATGCGCCGTGGGAATTGATGAGCTCTTGCGACCGTTGCGCGAGGAGCGGCGACGGCTTGAGGCACAGATGGTGCCGGTGTTCAATCTTGAATTATCGCGGGCGCTGGACTGGTTCGCGGTGCTCGAAATGGATGTTGAGGAGTCTTGAAAATGAAGACGACGGGACGCCCCCCGGCATTTCAGTTTTACGCCGACGACTGGCTGGGGAGCACGAAAATAGCCCTCATGACACCGGCAGAAGAGGGGGCCTACGTTCGGCTGCTCTGCCATGCGTGGAACGATCCCGATTGTAGCATCCCGGATGATGACGAAGCGCTCGAGGTGCTCTCTCGGCTGGGGGAGGGCTGGCAAAACGGGAGCGGATTGAAGCTGAGAATGTGCTTCACCCCACACCCACGGAAACTCGGACGACTGTGCAACGCTCGCTTGCTCGCTGAATTCAAGTCTTTGCAGAAATTTCGGCGCGATAAGCAGCGGGCCGGAAAGATTGGCGGGGTGAAAAGCGGCGTAAGTCGTAGACAAATAAGAGCAAAAGATACTGAAGCAGACCTTAAGCAGTGCTTCGTTTCTGCTTCAAGCAAAACGCAAGCAAAACGAAGCTCTTCATCTTCATCTTCCTCTTCAATTAAGAAGAAGAATATATGTGCATCATTTGCCGCGTTTTGGGATGCCTACCCACGGAAAAAGAATAAAGGCAAGGCGGAAGAACGGTGGGCCACGCTTCAGCCGGACGTGGACTTGCTGGCCGCGATGTTATCGAAACTTGTGCAAGCCAAACAAACGCCGGACTGGATCAAAGAGGACGGCAAATATATTCCGCACCCGGCCACATGGCTAAAGGCGAAAGGATGGCTGGATGAGTTCCCGACGCCACGAAAGGAACGGTTGCCCCTATGAACTTCGACGACTACAAGATTGATCTCGGCGGGCGCTCTGGCGTGGAAGTGCAAACGACTTGCCCGCAATGCAGCCATACGCGCAAAAAATCAAAAGCCCGGTGTCTCAGCGTCAACACCGTCGAAGGCGTTTGGTGCTGTCACCATTGCGACTGGCGCGGTTCGTTGAAGTCTGGCGAAGAATCCCGCTCGCGTCCCCCAAAGCGAATCGTGAAACCCAGCTACACAAAGCCGTCTACCGTTCCGCCAGTCGTGCGCGACTGGTTCGCCCGGCGCGATATTTCTGAAGCCGTGGTGCTGCGGTACGGCATTGGGCTCGCCAGTGTCTACATGCCGCAGCTCGAAGAGGAAGTGCCGTGCATCGCGTTTCCGTATCTCCGCAATGGCGAGACGATCAACGTGAAATATCGCACGCTGGAAGGAAAGTCTTTCCGGCAAGAGAAAGACGCAGAGAAGATTCTGTACGGCCTCGATGACCTGCCGGGCGATCTGGCGATTATCTGCGAAGGGGAACTCGATAAGCTCTCGTTTGCGGTGGCGGGGATTCCGTTTTGTCTCTCAGTGCCGGACGGCGCTCCGCCGGCGGGCTCGAAATCCAGCGACGTGAAATTTGAATACCTCGTGAATTGCGCGGCGCAGCTCGACGGACTCAAGAAAATTGTGCTGGCCGTGGATAACGATGCACCAGGAAAAAACCTGGAAGCGGAATTGTCGCGGCGACTGGGGCCAGAACGCTGTTGGCGCGTGATGTGGCCGGACGGCTGCAAAGATGCGAACGATGTACTCGTGCAGTTCGGCGCGGCGGCGCTCAAGGCGTGCCTCGACCATGCTAAACCCTTTCCGATTGAAGGAGTGGTGACGGTGGCCGACTGTGCAGAGGATGTGGCGGCGTTCTATGCAGACGGCTTACGCGGTGGCGTCTCGACCGGTTGGCCGAGCATGGACCGACACTACACGGTACGGCCCGGCGAAATGACCGTGGTGACGGGGATTCCTTCGCACGGGAAAAGTCAATTCCTCGACGCCCTGCTGGTGAACGTGGCACAAGAGCACGGCTGGACCATCGGGATCTGCTCACCGGAAAACCTCCCCGTCGCGCGGCATATTGCCAAGCTCGTTGAACAGCTCACCGGCTTTCCGTTTCGTGAAGGTCCGACGGCACGGCTACCCCGCGAAGGACTGAACCCGGCGCTCGACTGGTTGCATCGGCATGTGACGTTTATCGCACCGGATGACGCAATGACGATTCCCACACTTCTGCATACGGCGAAGCAGCTCGTGAACCGGCATGGCATTCGCGGGCTCATCATTGATCCGTGGAACGAATTTGATCACACCCGGCCTAGCGGCTTGAGTGAAACGGAATATATTTCAACCAGCCTCGGGCAGATTCGCCGGTTCGCCAGAAATTTTGGCGTGCATGTGTGGCTCGTGGCGCACCCGCAGAAACTCTACCGGCGCGACGATGGAAGTTATCCGGTGCCAACCCCCTACGACATTTCCGGCTCGGCCCACTGGCGCAACAAAGCCGACAACTGCCTGACCGTGTGGCGCGATGAAAATGAAGCAGAAACACCCGTCAAGGTCTTCGTGCAAAAAATTCGGTTCCGTGAAGTCGGCATGATCGGCGTGGTCGAACTGCATTGGAATCCGGTTAATGGACGATATGAGGATACCGTAGCAAAAGACACCCAGGCCCATTGGCAGGCACGTCATGAATAACTGGCTACAGCGACGGCTCTTTATCTGCACCACCTGCGGGAAAAAGTTGTTGCACGACCGGATGTTTCACCACGCGAATTTTCAATGCCCCATGCGGGCTCGACCGACGACCCGCGACATGTCAGCAACAACCGTGTTTAACCAAAGGAGTATGCGATGCAACATGAATCAACCGATCCACGAGTAAAATTGTATTCCTGCCTGGACGAATTGGCTCGCAATCCAGCCAGGCAACTGACGCCAATCGAGGCGCAACGTGAGGCGCCCGCGGGCTTCACGATCACGATCGACGCCTGGAACGAAGTGGTGGCGGTGGTCGGCCCCTTTGCCGACCACGGCGTGCGCGTCAAAACCCTGGTCCAGTTTGGCGGCGGATTCCTCATCACCTCTCTGGATCTGCTCCGCAGTTACGTTGAGGTATGCGAACGCGGCGAACCGAAGAACTTGTTCGAATTGGCCGCGCACCTCCGCAGCCGGTTGCGCGATTTGCCGCCCTTCGCCGTGCCGGAGCGGGGACCGATGACGAGGGCGGAACTGGAAATTTTCATCGATAAAAATCCCGCGTGTCAACAAGTGGCCCCGGCGTTCGCCTCAGCCGTGGACGCGGCGGGCGCAGCGGTCCTGGATTCGCACCTGCAAGAATTTGTCGAGCGAGCCACACACAATGCCGATGAGGCGATTGCGTATTACAACAATCTCGCACGCGGTCGGCGTGGGGACATTTCAGCATCAACGCCAGCCAAACCGGCACGCAAGCGGGCGGCTGAGCCTGTCACCACGGCGAAGGAGGCCTGATGATGCACCACATGCTTGAATGGATCTCTGCCTACTGGCGATGGGTGCGCGACAGGGTGCGGGGCCTGATCCCTCATCCTGAGTTGCCGGTAGCGGTGGCGACTGTGCCGGTAGATCGGCAGGAATTGTTTTCGCACCTGGCGAGATTGCGGGAGCGGCGCCAGGCTGAGGTCGCACAATATCGGCAGGAGGTGGGTGCCCTCACCGGCCAGTGGAAGGTTGTTCAGGCACAGGCCGACGCGCTCCAGCAACAGATCGTGGAGCGGCATCGAACCGACTTCTGCGCAAACCTCGATTACACGGCGGAAGAAGACCGCTTGCTCGCGCAGATCATCGAGCAAGGATCCGTGAGTCTCGCGCTGTTCATTGACGACATCACGCGAGAGTTGGACCGCTTGAGCCGGACACAAGTTCACGTCGCGCCCGTTGCGGACAGGAATGCGATCACGGGGAAAAAGTCGATGGGGGTTATCACGGACGGGCCGAGTGTTCGGCGGCGAGCGGCGGCGTTGAATGTCGCTCGACAACGGGCACGCGAGATGCAGACTGAACCGTTGACCGTTCGAGCGCTGAATGCCGAAATTCTTCGACTGAAAAACACGATCCCCGCGATCGAGACCGAAACCCTTCACGGCCACCGGGCGGCAATCCTCGCCGCACAATAACATAGGAAAGGAACACGACCATGGCGAACGCAGTTGATCGAGAAGTGAGCACCGACCGAGGGGGCGCGGGTTTTGGCGTCGCTTGCCGCTCATTAAAGCGCTATAAAAAGTCCCCGCAGTATCTCCAGGATCTCGCGCGCGCGATCGAGCACGCCCGGCGGGATGAAGCAACCGCGATGACGGAAGCTGAGCGGCGCGACGCAAGACTACGCAGAATGGAGTGCGAACACGAGCGGGCACTGCTCGACGCAGGCGATGGGCCGGACGTGTTCGGCGGCCTGGTGCATTTTGAGCGACCGACGCCCGACTAACCGATTCACAGAGGAGACCTCGCGATGAAAACCGTAGAACAGCTCGTAGGGTACGCGGCGAAGTTCAATCAATTCAGTCAGCCGATCGGTGGGAATTTTATTGAGATCATTCGACCGGGTGCCTTCAAGAAGACCATCGCGAAGGACGACATCAGGGCGTTGATCAATCACGATTCCAACGGCCTCATCGGGCGAAACCGCGCCGGCACGCTGCGGCTCGAAGAGGACTCCGTCGGGTTGAAAATCATGATCCACCCGCCCGATACGGATTGGGGCAGGGGCGTTCTCGAATCAATCAAGCGCGGCGATCTGACGGGGATGAGCTTCGCCTTTGCTGTGCCAATCGGCGGGGATCGCTGGTTGCGCCCACCGAAAGGCGGCAATTTGCCGATTCGCGAACTCTTGGAAGTGCAATTGTTTGAGGTGAGTCCCGTGACATTCCCGGCTTATCTGAGTTCGAGTATCAGCGTGGTCGGAGGCAGCACAGGCCGCAGCGTTACCCAACACAGCCCGAGCGCGGACAGCCAGCGGATCGGCTGGCCGGCGTTGGGAGTGAGAAGGCGACGGCTAGAATTGCTTCGCTTGGAGTTGTGCGCGTGATGCAACCTACAGCCTCTCTGCAAGCGATGTCACAGCGTCAAGACCGGAATGGAGCGACGACGATGATGAGCAGGGGAGAGGGTATCGGATCTCTAGGGGCTCAAGACCTAGACCGATGCTCTTCCCCACGGGGACATGGCCGCGAAATTGGAAAAACAAAATCCTGACTTGCTGGAGGGGCAAACAGGCCGATTCCTGTTAACTCTCGGTCAGACTGAACGAAAAGGAGCACGACCATGCGAGGAAGAAAACCCAAAAATCTCGAACTGAAAATCTTGCAGGGGAATCCAGGCCATCGCCCGTTGGAGGGGACCGGTACCGCGTTCACCGTTGGCGTACCGGAGAAGCCGACAGGGCTTGAGAAGTTTGCCGATGAAGAATGGGACCGATTGGTCGCACACCTCGCGCCCATTCTGTGTCCAGCATCGAGGGGGATGCTCCTGGTCTGCACTGACGCGTATGCACAGATGATGACCGCCAACGCCGTATTGCAAACGAAGGGGACGACGTACACAACCAAGACCGAGGCCGGATCGACCATGATTCGACAACGGCCGGAAGTCCGGATGAAAGAGTCTGCGCGACGGGCGTATCACCAGGCTCTTACCGAATTGGGCGCGAGTCCCGTCGCACAGGCCCGCGTTCGATGTCTGCCTTCGAAGCAACTGAAGTTGACCGGTGTGCGGCGCCTGTTGGGATAGGAGTCGCGATGTTCCACGATCTCACGCTGTCAGGCCTCGCTGTGGGGCTCACGCTGTTCTCGATGGGCATGCTCTGGCGGGCCGGGAGACGCCGATGATGTGCTGTGGGCGGTGCGGTGGGTTGTTGGTATCGGAGCGGATCGAGGCCGAAGGCGGCGGCTGTGCCATGATGCGGTGTACCAGCTGCGGGAACGTCGAGGATGATCTAATCCGTGCCCACCGTCTGCACCGGCCTGAGCTCTACGGCGATGCCAGCCTGCCTGTCTACGATCCTGCGAAACGACCCCGGCCCATGGCTCGTCTGTTGTCCTGATCGTTGAACCTGGGGCCAGCGCGGAAGCGGCGCCCTGGATTCTGGCGGCTGAGGGTTAGGAGCGAGACTTCGGGAGCTGGCCCTTCTTCTCCATCTCGGCCAAATGATTCTCGGCCAGCTGAAACAAAAGCGCTTTCACCGTCGTGCGCTGGACGGCGGCGGCAATCCGCATGCGCTCCATGAGGTCACGGGGCACCTCTCGAAGCATCCACGATCCAGGCTCTGAGTCGTCTGTTTTTTTCTTTCCCATGCCGGACCCTACCACAAGACAGCATGGCTAGCCAATGCACTTGACTTAGCTAGCCTAGCCTCTCTAGTATGGTCCCATGATCCGCGCACCTTCAACTTCACGAACAGAGGAGGACCGCCAGTATGCCGAGACCCTATAAGGATGCCACGATCGATGAGCTATTTTACGAGATTGTGTCTGACGCCAAGGATGCAAATGGATTGCTCGACTTTGCCCTAGACCTCTCAGGGGACAGTGACGACAAGATCGAGGTACGCGCAGTGCGTGCGTTCATCCAATCGGTGCACGAGCGGATGGCAAATGTTGTGGGCGCGCTGGACCCGATGATCTTCGAACTCAAGGCTCGCGAGCTGGAAGCGAAGGAGGGATTATGCCGGCATTAACGGCTGCACCGACCGACCTGGACCTCCTCACGGTGGCCGAACTGCGGGCGAAGCTCAAAATTAGCTCGACCACCTACTACCGGCTGCTGGGCGCAGGGCATTTGCCACACAGGCTGCTCGGCACGAGTCGGCGCTTTGTGTGGACTGAGGTCCTCGCCGCCTTGCCGAAGGGGCCAGTCCCGCTTGCACCGCCGATGCAGCCATGCGGCCCACGGGTTGATCTCTATCAGGTGATCAAAGAGCGTGCCCGCACATGGACCTCAAAGAAAGGAGCCGCACGATGAAGACGCGATCACGCTGCCGAAAGGAGCCGGGCATGAGCGCTTCGACGAAGAAGGTACTTCCATTCAAAGCCCATTCGACGAGGCGCGCCCAGGCGGAAGCGAAAACGCGAGAGGGCGACAACGGTATTGGAGCTATTGCCTGCGTGGCCGACGACCTCTGTATCGATATCAGGGAAACCATAACAGTGATCGGTATGGCCAGTGAAGCGTGGTGCGGTGGACAGCATGAATCGTTCGTTGGGGTGCTCGACGTGCTGGACTATAAGCTCAGACAGATCGAGCACGAGGCGCAGGACATCATGGACCGGGTGAAGCGGGTGCCTCAATAACTGGGGCACAGGGCCTGACACGCCAGGGGGCAGCCTTCGGGCTGTCCCCTTTTTTGTGGGCTCCCGAGTTCTACACTGGTTCTACACAGCGTCTACGTATTCACCCTGTAGTGAATCCTGTAGTGGAATGAGTGGGGAAATGAGGGGAAACCTGGGGAAACTTGGGGAAGAGCTGAATCGCAATTCTCCCAGTGTTCATGCGGTGTTGCTCATGTTTTCGTGAGGTTACGAAAGAGGCTCCAAGGAGTTTTCAAGACTGGCACGTTCGGCCGCTCCGTCACCCCTCCATACCCTGCTTGACCCGACCCGGAGCCCTTCCGATTGCTCTTGGCGACGGGATAATACTTGTCAGTATCTCATTCTTTCTTGATCCGTTCCATCCCGCCCATGTAATGACGCAATACTTTCGGTATCGTGACGCTCCCATCCGGTTGCTGGTAGTTTTCGAGGATGGCCACGAGCGTGCGGCCGACAGCCAGTCCTGACCCATTAAGGGTATGAACAAATTCCGTTTTCGTGGTATTCTTCCCGCCAATGCCCTTATATCGAATATTGGCTCGCCTGGCCTGAAATCCTTCAAAGTTGCTGCAGGAGGAGACCTCCCGATAGTGGTTCTGGGAAGGAAGCCAGACTTCGATGTCGTATGTCTTCGCTGCGGAGAACCCTATATCGCCGGTGCAGAGGGTGACGACTCGATAGTGCAGTTCTAATCCCTGCAAGATTGCCTCGGCATGGCCGGTCAACCGCTCCAGTTCCTCATACGACTGTTCAGGTATTGTAAACGCAACCAACTCTACTTTGTTGAATTGGTGGAGGCGAATAAGCCCTTTGGTATCTTTTCCATAGGATCCTGCCTCACGGCGAAAACAAGGGGTATAGGCTGCATACCTGATCGGGAACGTTTTTTCGGTCAACGTCTCGTCACGGTGGAGATTGGTCACCGGGACTTCTGCCGTCGGAATCAAAAAATAGTCTTCGTCGCGCAGGCGAAAGAGATCTTCTTCGAACTTGGGTAACTGGCCGGTCGCGGTCATGCTCGAGCGATTGACGAGGAATGGCGGCAGGACCTCCCGATAGCCATGCTGTGTCGTATGAAGGTCGAGCATATAGTTGATGAGGGCTCGTTCGAGTCGCGCGCCGGCCCCCGTCAAGACCGCAAATCGTGCGCCGGCGATTTTCGCTGCCCGGTCGAAATCCAGAATGCCGAGCGCTTCACCGAGATCCTCATGGTTTTGGGCTGGTGTGGGCAAGGTGGGTGGGGAGCCCCACCGCCTGATTTCTACGTTGCTGCCCGCGTCTTTTCCTGCTGGGACCGAGGCATGTGGAAGATTTGGGATGCGGAGATTCACATCGGTTAGGGCCCCTTCGATAGTCCGTAGTTCGTCTTCAATTGTCTTGATTCGCTCGCCGACGGCTTTCATGGCAGCCATTGCGGGATCTGCAGGCTGGTTCGCTCGTTTCAGCTTGGCAACCTCCTCCGACCCATTTTTTAGTTCATGGCGAAGTTGCTCGACCTGGCCAGTCGAGGTGCGACGTTGTTCAATCAGTGTGCGTAGTCTATCCCAGGGGACGTCGGCGCCACGAGGGCCTAGTTGTTCTTGGATGGCGTCGAAATTGTCGCGAAGCGTGCGGAGATCGTACATAGCAATGTGTTCCAGAAAGC